TTAGCAGCTTCCGGTTGATTACTCATCGTCTTCCTTCATTAAGTTTTCTAATATGTCCAGGGCTTCTTTGAGCCCCGAGTAGTGCCCGACCATGCGTTGATAAGACTCCCAGTTAGCAGCATTGCCAACCGCAAGAGATCCAGCAATCTCAGATTGCCGTGCCTTTATCCCGCCGATCAGGTCCGATATCGTTGCCACTTACTTCTTTTTGGCTGCTTGCGTCAGTGCTCCTTGCTTGGGTTTGTCGTTGCCTTGCATGGATTGCCCGGTAACCGGGGCACCCATCGCCATGCGCTTGTGCTGGGGCACAAGAACGCTCTTCTGCTCTTGATCACTCTTCATGCTCTACTCCTTGTGAAACTTGTTGCAAGATTGCATTGGCCGCTTTCTTTGCGTCCCAATACCGTTTCGTGGCGGCGGACAATTTTGCCTTGGTCTCCTCAGAGGTCCTAGGCTTCACCACCTTTTTTTGCGCCTCACTCATCCGCTGGCGCACCTCCTCCGAATAACGTCTTTTGCCAGACGCTTCACCAATCTTCCTCTTTGTCTCTTCAGACACAACAAATCCGCTAATTCCTTGACCCCCATCCGTCAAGTTGTACCCATTTGGAAACTTTGTCCCTTTTGCAGCAATGAACTCCTTTTCAAGCTCTTTTGCATGCTCAAAGTTAAAGACATCCATCAAGTGCGTAAATACGAAGTTATCAACTCCATATAGACGAATAGCTTCTTGAATAGCAGATCCTGCTGACTTGGCTTTTCTGTGGCGATACCAACGCATTTTTAGATGTCGCGTCATGCCAACATACTGTTTGCCGTTAACAGTATTGGTGACTATGTAAACGGAATACCGCTCACTGGTAGCCATACTGGTTTCCTTTTGTTGAAAAGTCCATGACGGTCTTGTCTTGGTCGTGTCTCAACCTAGCCGCATCCCGCGTCAAACGGGCCGTCTCGATGCGCTCCTTCATCTGCTGATCACCTTGAGCGATGGCCAGCTTCAGTTGGAGTTCTTCCATAGCCAGAGCCTGCTCATCCTGCAGCTTCTTCATCTGCATCTGGATGTCAACCTCCAACTCTTGTCCCTTCAGTTGCATCTCTGCCTGATCGCGGGCCTTACGGCGCTCCGTCTCAGCCATAGAGGTCTGCAACAACACCTGTCCATCCGGCGTCAATTCAGGCTTCGGCTTGAACTGCTGCATCGTCTGAACCATCTGCTGGATCACCGGCATGATGCCCGCAAGCGTCTGCTCCGTATCCATGACCACATGCTGCGCTGCAACACCAATGATCTTGTCGATAGGCTTCGGATCAGCCAGCAGTGCGTACTCTTCAGGCTTCTCACCCAGAGACTTCTGCACATAGCCGTTCATGCGGTTCAAATACCACAAGGCCAAGTGCTGCTTGATGTGCTCCATCGCCTTTGGGATGTAGTTCGGAGCAATCAGAGGGCTCCCACCAAACACCGGGTCTTTGGCGTAGTCCAAGTGCGCCTGAATGTGCCCCAGGTGATCCTGTTCCGGGTACGCATAGGCAGTCTGACCAATAGTCATCGCTACGTTCTCGTTTGCAGCGTCTTGCTTCTCAGGAGCAGGCGTATCAGGCATCAACTCATTGATCTGAGGCACCTTGATCTGCTTCAAGAACCGCATGACCACCGCTTTGCGGTTAAACAGGTCAGGATTCTTCTCCATGATGGTCATGACCGCTTGGGTCTGAGCCATCCGCTGGGTTTCAGAGAAGATATGCGGGTCAGAAACAGGAATGACGTCAGTAGAACGAGCAAAGTCGTCCCGCTTGATGTCCAAATCCTCTACAACCTCGCCGCGGCGCATGTCCTCCAGATACCAGCGGTTGATACGCTGCAAAATCTTGAGAACTCGGCCCTGAGACTTGTGCAAACGGGCGTGAATGCTTGAGAAAACCGCTGCACCCTGCTCAATCAGGGCCTGCGTCGTACCAACAGGTGCATTTGCGTTGACATCGGCGATCTTTTCTTCCGATGTCGTCACTACACCCTTGGCAGCACTCGTCAACCAGCCCAGAAGCTCGAACAAGACCGGGCTTGGCGGGTTAAAGGGCATCGGCATTGCCAGCTTGCGCACATCATCCACGCCTGGGGCCGCTTCAATCTCTGCGACCTGGGTAACTTCGACCTGCTGAGACTGACCCGACACCTTAGCTCCCTTGAGCTTCAGGAGCGTTGCAGCGTTGTTGATGTGGGCAGAGTCCAGCAAGGCCCGCAAAGCGCCTGTAGCGGCCGCTGAGAGGCCTCCAATGAGGTGCGGCAGGCCAACAGCATAGGCTCCACGCCACGGGATGAACTTGAACTCGACAATCCAGTCGAGCTTCGTCATCGTGTCGTCGCCCTCTTCCCAATTCCGGTACAGACCGACGACTTCTGAGTCCAAGTCATCGATCATCAGGATGTAAGGAGCCGACTCACCCTTAGTAATCGGGTCGTCTTCCAGTTCCAGCCATGTGTAGATGTGATACACGCGGCGGATACCGTCTTCGTTGTCGTTCTCTGACTTGCCTTCGATCTTGTTCGTGGCCTTCTGAGCGCCAGTCGGCTCAGGATCCATCGTTGCCCGGATGAAACTGACGTCTCGGTACATGCCCGAGTCAATCCGGCGCTTGAACTCGTAGTCGGAGATGTCGTCAACCTCCGTTACACGCTGGGCAGTGTAGAAACTGCCCGCGGCAAACGGCAGAAGTACGTTGTCAATCGGCAAAAACTGAGCACAAGGACGCTTCTTCTTGTCGTCGTACCAGAGTTTCAGGTATTGCGAACCACCGAGAGGCAACTGAGTGAGCATCTGCTCTTGCTCATCAGCGAATTCTTCGACCTGATCGGTCAACTGCCAGTTCATGAAGTCACGTTTGCGCTCGGCAATCGCAACTTTCTCCTCGTCCACATCACCCAGAATCTGAGTACGGGTCGGGCCATCAGGCGGAAACAGTTCTTTGAACGCCCGAGCAGCAAAATCCACGCAGGCTTCGGCCATCACGGGGTGGACAACCTTGGATGCCCCGTTGAAATTAGCCCCACCGGGGGCGTCATTACCCAATCCCGTACGGCGGATACCCTCTTCGTACTGCTTGTCCCGCTGCTTTCGAGCCTCTTTGTCCTTCTCAACCAGTTGGATGTAGCGCAAGGCCATCGAACCCAGGTCAAGAGAATCAATTACATCGCCATCAGCTAGGTTCTGATAGAAGTCTTCATCCTCCATCGGACCTTTGCCTTCCATCCGGACAATTGCAGAGCCATCAGGAAGCTCCTCAATCTCGGACTCATCAAGGTCTAGTTCAACCTCAACAGGCTCATCCGGCGTCTCTTCCTGTTCGCCCCCCACAAAGCGGTTGAACTCGGGATCAATCGGGAATTCGGTTGCCATGATTAGATTATCGCCTTGTTAAGGGTATTCATACACGCTTTGCCAAGCCACCTCTGGCTTTTTTCTGCTCTTCAGGCTTCTGTTCTTCTTTTTTGATACGCCTAATAGCATCAAGACCTAGCCCAGAACCCACTGCAACACCAGCAAGTAAGGCAGGATCAGCAGCACCCAACAAATCACTCTCGTTTATGCGGGCAGGATCAAAGGCAGCAAAGCGTGAGCGCACTTGCTCTGGCTTGAACACAGCGGCCACATCAACCAGCTTCGCGGGACCACGGCCTGGGTCAAACGTATTCTTGAGAATCAACGCATCATGGCCCAATGCCTGCGCCTGATCAATCAGGTCAGAGTAGCTTTCATCTCGATATGAGCTACCGCCGTAATCGTGAACCATCGGGTTCTTGTATCGCAGAGCAACGGGCATGACATTGCTCCCCTCTTCATACGTCTCTTCCAACATCCTATTGGCTTTGACTGACATGAAGTCATCAATGCTCTTCAACGCAGGAGCAGCATTTGGGCCAGCCAGCTTTACAAGCTCACCCTTAAGCGACTCAAACTGCGGCAGGCTATAGATGTTGTACCAGCCATACGGCATAAGCTGCTTCATCTTTGCGTCAAGAGCCGTAGCTTCTTCTTGAGGCAAAGGCTTGCTCAGTAGCGCGTTGTTGATCCGGTCAAGCATGACATCGCGCTTTTCGCCGTATTCAGCAACACGGCGCTGAAGATCCTGACTTCTACCAATCTCAGTGTCTTCAGCTATTTGCATCCACTTGTGATATTCATCCCAATTGCCTGACCGTTCTGCAGCATTGGCTTTTCTCATCGCCTCTTTGTATTCACGAGAACCGCCTATAGCAGAATATCCGGATGCAGTCTCGGCGCCGTGCCCCTTCATTGAGACTTCATTGAGCTTTGCGATTTCCTCTTCAGGAATGCCAAGGCGCTTTAGTAACTGCACAGACTCTGAACTCGCCGGGGCTTTCTCCAGCATTTCTGGCGGCGGATTCTGAGGGTCACGGGCAAAGAAGTAAGCCTTCTTCGCACTCTGCGCTCCAGTAGACTCTCCAAGATAGTCTGGCCTGAACGCCTTGATATCGCCAGAGCTACCGTGATACCAATCAGGCCCAAAGCCTAGCTGGAGCATTCTTGTGTTTGGATCAGGAGATAAGCCAGCCTTCACAGCATTCTTGCGGGCAGTCTCTAAGGCCTTAGCCTGCGGGCCAGCAACAGGCTTAGGGGCTTCTGCCGCAGCCTTTGCCCCCTTCAACGCCTTCAGAAGACCACCGCCTGCCATGTGAGCTTCTTGCCTAGCATCTGCCATACGCAAGGCTTGCATGAATGCCTTCTGATCATCCATGCCTGTTGACTTGAGCTTTGCAGCAATAGCGTCTGTGTCTGTGACTAGACCACCTTCTGCCTTGCGCTCAAGGATCTTTACCTTCTCTTCTTCGCCAGGGAAGACGACAAAGTTACTGGTGCCTTTACCTGTGTCGCGTGAGCCTTGGTCTAAATAACGGACGCCTGGGATTCCTGCTTCTTTCAATCTTTGTGAGGCGCCTGATGGGCCATACAAAGCCTCCAAATAAGACACAGCACCACCGCCTGTGTCCATGTTTGGCACAGCCTGCATTCCTTTGACAAAGGACAGAAAGTCATTTGCAACATCTGAAAACGGGCCAGAATCTGCGTTAATTCCGTATTCCAGTTGCATTCCTTTCAGGACCCCCGCAACGTGTTTTGGAGAGGGGGACTTTTCTAATTGAGCCGCTGTCTGCAACAAGTCTCGTTTGGCCCAATCAGCAACTCGCGGTTGCTCCGCAAGCCTCCGGATCTTTTCAGCAGCTACTTCTCCAACTTTTGACACATCTACAAGCAGTCCACTATTCTGTAATGCCTCTTGAACCTCTTTTGACTGCTGGCTTAACGGCTTGTCCCAGTCCAACATCCTTGGGATCATCTCGTCAGGGATGTCTACGGTGTAGAGAGAGCCTTTATCCGCTGCAATGAATTGCGAATACTGCGGATCTTCAACATCTGCCGCCTTCTTTATAGGGACGTACTTCCCATCCTCGTTAATCGCCACCAGTTGCGGACGGGCCTCTTTAGCAATAAGCCCCTTCTTCTTGGCAAACCTCATCGCGTCTGCCAAGGAATTGAATGTCTTGTCAGGGTAAATGAACTGCGTGGCGTCTCCCGCCGTCCCGACCATCTTCCCTGTCTCAGACCTAGTAGCCAGCATGTACTTGCCATCACCCATTGGGGACGGCTCTATATACACACCTCGGCCCTTCGCCACCATGTTCCTGGGGCTGCCCAGTACATTCCGGTAGTCTTCAGCCACCCCCGGCGACTCAGCAAAGTAAATCCCATGCCCGTAAGCCTGAGCACCCTCTCCCGTGCCAATCTTCTCAGTCTTGAACTTCCCCAGCGGGGCACCCTCTTCAGGTGCAAACTTGTGCGGAGTACCGTGGTACGCAGTCAACTGCGGAGCCAGTCCACTCTTCAGCAGGTAGCCCTCTGCCATCTCAGCAGCCTTCGGCCCCAGAGCCTTTCCTGCGGCCTTAGCGCCCCTAGCTAGAGGCTTGGCTACAGGAAGCGCCTGTAGCGCCCCCAAGCCCAATCCAAGGCCCGTCGTCAGTCCGCTATCGGTCTCTTGCCCTTCGCGGATCATTGCGCCCGCTTCCTCGCCA